ATAAAAGAGTGAAATATCACTTTCCTTATACATAATGTGTGTGCTTACAACTTCACAACATTCAGGTAATCCTAGTTGATTTAATTGTAACATTCTTTCAAAGAATATATCTTCAGAACTAGGCATATCATAAACCCAATACTGAATCATTTTAGATGTTTCTAAATCTGCTTTGGTTGGTTTCGTTTTACGAACACAAGATATAATTGTGTTAAAGTCAGCTACATCTTTTTCAACGTATAATTCACCATCTAGAATTAAATCAGGATTCTGTTCGAATAATGGTTTTAATGCTTCGAATATGTGAGGTGCTGATACGATTGGCTTACCATTTCTAGACCACATACCATCAGCTCTAACAATACACCTAACACCATCTAATTTAGGTTGGCTATAGATTGGAAATTTAATTTTATCCTTATAATCATTATAATCGTGAGCCAACATTGGTTTAAAGTATACAGGTTTATCTATTTCATTTATATTTTCAAATGAACCTGTTTCAATACGTTTACGATGTATTGCAGTTGCTTCTGCTAATGCTTGTTGTTCTGCTGTAGTAGCATTTTTCTTACCTACGTTTTTAGCTTCGCAGCAAGTCCATTCTGATGTTGTTTTGATTCCGTCTGTATAGCCTGAAATGGTTCTGAAGCAATTATTTTCTACTTCAATTTCCCATTCAAGCGTTTTGCCGTTTACGGCACGCTTGTACAATTTTGATAATTTCATAACCTTTGATTTGAATTGAAGATACGATTAGTACCCTGCCTTCCAAAACTGCCACCATTTTTTCTTCTTAGGTGGAAGACATAAGCTAAATGGGTTATCACCAAATGATACTTTACCATGATATTTAGAGGATAATACATTAAAGAATATCTCATGATATTTCTCAGGTATAGTATTAAAATCAGCTTCAATCTTAACGTTTAATTCAATTGGTGTATTACCCTCCATTACTACTAATGTTTCATGCAATGAAACCAATTGTGCTGTTTGAACATTTAAATGTGAACCTAATCCTAGATGTATTTCTTTATTATTCATAGCATTATAAATATAAGTTGGGGGCTTTGAACCCCCAATCTTATTTTAATCAAAGGTATGACTCAGCTAATTCGAACAATTGTTCATTAAGTTCAATATCCTTTTGGAAGTTCTTAACTGAACGTGCTTTACGTTTACCAGCTTTATATGAACCACCTAATAATTTTTCTTGTACTCTATTAAATACAACCCACAGATCATTACCTTTATCTTGAGGACGATCAGCATTAAGTACATCCATAATGTTTACTCTTTGCTTAGTTCTCAATTGCATCGCTTTAGCAGCGAAATCTTGCATTTGAGCATCAGTTAATTGTGTTGATTTAAACAAGTTAATTTTCTGAACTAGATTAGGTAGTTTAGCAATTACCTCACCAATTTTGGATTGTAATGTTTCAAATGTATAGTTAATGTGTCTGATTGATACATTATTAAAATCAGCATCACTAATAACTAATCCATTACTACATACTAATCTGAAAATACCAACTCTGAAGTTGAATGCAGCTTTACCATCATGTGAATTGGTAAGCAGGATTTGAGGGAATGAATCATCACCGTTCTCACCCTTAATCATAATATCAGGGTTACGGAACACGATTAAATGTTTTTGGAATCCCTTATACTTACGGGAGTTTACCTCTTGGGCTTTAGTTACTTGCCAACCCAAATTCATCAAGTCTTCAACTACACGTGATGTAGGAGTTTGAATATATTTGTCTGTGAGGTGAGGTGCTTTATCAGTTGTAAATACTGATGGAGCAATTGTCTTGATTTCTTCAAGTGAGTAAACCTTGTTACTCATCATTGATGTTGTGTTTAATTCGTTTGTCATAACCTTTGATTTTATTTAATACTTAAATTTATACTTACTACTTTACCCATCCTAATTTAGGACGCCTTGTTTAGCATAAATAATCGCTTCGCTGAACATTTCCATTTCCCATTCACTTGTAGGATGGTATTTTTTATCTACAGCATCTACTAATTCCTTATTTTTATCTATACCTTTTAATACCATCCATCTAACCATTTCCTCAATACTAAGGCACTTAACAATCATTTCTGAATTAGTTGTCATACTTTTCTTTTTGTTTCTTTCTAAATTTAAGCCATTCAATTTGCTCAGCCAAACTAGCTCCCCTTTGATTTAATTCACCCCATGATTCCTCATATAGTGGTTTGCGCTTTGCTTTGCGATTTAATGATTTATCTAACTTTCTACTTGCTTTGTCTTGTGCTTCGTCTTTAGTTTGAATTGCCATTAATTATTTATTTGAATTGAATATACGACTATTATTCTGCCACCCACTTCCCACTGTCAATCAATTTGAATTCATCATTGTTTCTATCTATGAATTGCCATATTGCTGATTGTAGATTAAAGTGTTCGTTAATATGATTTAATACTTGCTCAGGTGTAAAGTCAGAGCAGCTATATAAATCAAATTGAAACATTGGAGGTTCAGCTGCATCCCAAACGTGAATTGAGGCGTGTGATGTTGCTAGTGTTACAGTACCTGTTATTCCCTCATTTCCAAGTTCATTAACATATACTGAGGTAGGTCCTGCTACAACTACCATTCCAACTTTATTTACTAATTCTCTAAACCATTGGTTTAGTATTTCTTCTGATTTGGGTGGGTTAGTGATATAACCTTTTACTAATAGGTGTAAGTGGTTAGGTACAAACATACTTTATTTAAATTTAAATCCAGTTAATTTTTCAACATCAGCAACATTTACTTTATTGTCATTTAATCCGTCTGCTTTAGTTGTGTTATTATCAAATATAAATGCCATCCATTCATTGGATTTCTTAATGTATATTACTTTCCAACATTGTGTTGGTACTGATACTTTACCTATTTTCTTAATTTCACCTACTGATCCACACCAAACATGAATTGAATCATTTTTAAGTGCTTCCTCACGTGTTGTTGTTTCTAATACTTTCCAATCACCTCTATTTAATGCTGGGTATTGAGCAGTCATATTACTAAAGTAAAATGATTCATCATTTGCTACTTGATCACAAGCAGCGTCTGCTGCTGGAAAGTTATGGCCACGATCAAATCCTTGACCTGTATAATCTGATTGTAAATTAGTTTCGGCTGGTAGTTTAGGGTCAGGTATAAATTTATCTCCACGTTTTGCTTTAGTATCACAAGTGATAGATGCTCTAGTAACCCACCATTCAACCTTTACAGGATAACCTTTAGATTTACTAAATGTTGTTGTGTATGCTTTATGTTGAATTGTGACTACATCTTGAGCCGAAACAGTAAAACTAATTAATAATAAAAACGATAATAGGTATTTCATACCTATAAATATCACTCAGCTTTGGATATCGCCTCGTAATATTCTTCTCTCAAACGTCTAACAGCAGCCTCAGCGCTTGCTACACCTGATTGGAACATTTGGTTATCGCTTTGATAGCCACGTTCATTAATTACTTTAAATATTTCTTCAAATATTTCAAACCCAAATAAGTTATTGCCTAATGCTGTGTACTTGTCTGTCATAACCAGTTATATTTAGATTGTTTAAATTTTGCTACTTTACGTTCACCTTCTGTTCGTGGTCTTGATTCATGTCTAACCACTTGTTTTGGTTTGCGACCACGTTTTTTATAAGGACATTCATCAGGTTCCTCCCATCTAGTTTCTTTAACTTTCTTATAAAACGCTTCCAATACCACTTTTCTATATTCAGGATTTGGTTTTGGATATATTGGTTCTTTACTCATGAAATATAATCTAATATCAATTCCTCGCCCCTACAAAGTGCTTTTAATGTTTCAAATTTATTTTCGTGATCTAATGGTTTAGCTTCTTTATAATCACTACACCATACTAATTCACCTCCATACATCATTCCACTGAAGTATTCTAATTTGGAGTTCATAATAATGAATTCTTTAGGTTTCTGATGTTTCTTCCCTGTCATATTTTGAATCTGATGTTTTCAATCCACAATACAAATCTAACATTCTCATTTCACGATCAGCTAGATACTTATTGTAACGTCGTTTTTTCATTATCAATTTAGTACCCCAATCTCGCCATTCCTCGTTTTGGGCTTCAGTCATAGTGTATTGTTGAAACCAATTATCAGTTCTACCTTCAACATCTTCGAATTTAAGAGGATGACCTGCTATTTCAAACATTTTGTCGATTAGTTCCTTTAATATTAATCTATCTCTATTTTGTCTCATTTTCTTCGTTATTTTTAGGTGCAAATTTGCTATTAGCTAATAATTCATCCCAATTTTTATAACCTTGTTCTTTAGCATATACATCATTTTTCATACGATAAAATGATTTTTTTGTTTCCATATCATGCATTTTATCAGGTTCTATACCTAATTCTTTAGCACACTCAACATTACACCAATCAACTGAGCCTATGTCGAAGTGAATTGGTAGATCAGTTTCTAGATTATCTATAAAATCTTCAAATTTAGCTGCTGCTTCAAAGGGCATACAGTAGAATCCTTCGTGTACTTGATAACCAGACTCATCTTGACTATCAAATACCTCTATTCGTCCCATTCTATACCGTTCACCTAATAATGAAAATACACCATAACCCACTGTACTATAACTAAAACGTTTCATAATATTAATTTACTGAGTTTACTTTGAGCAGCCCATCTTCTATAATTAAATAGTCTCCTGATGTTTCCATTGTATCAATGAAGTAATATCTACCACCAGTGAATTTATCTGAACCTTCTAAATCAAGGCGTTTCATTACAGTATGACCTACAATTTGAATGTAATCTTTCTTTAATCCTTTCTCGTGTTTTTTATTTACTGACATTAATGATCCAGGTCTAATCCAAATTGGGGTTTGATAAGTATTATCTCCATAAGGATTAGTACCATTAAATTCAAATGCTCTAGGTTTATATCTAAATAATTCGTTTAAATCAACTACAACACTCTCTTTACTCCAATCATCAGCACCAAACACTTGATCCATAAATTTAGGGCTTACACCAGCATGAGTGAATAGATAATCTCTAAAACCATAAGCCATTTGCAAATGATGTCTATTTTCATCTATAACTTGAGTAATAGATGGAGCAATACCTGATTGATACCCACTAGTATTATTATATCCAATTTCTGGGTAATAGTGGTAGTCATGGTTACCAATTAATAATATTACTTCAATTTGTGGGTTATTTTCTTTGTATTGAATAATTTGTTTAAAATTATCTATCTGCTCAACACCGGGAATATCAAATGAATCAAAGTAATCACCTATAAAAATAACCCTATCAATAGGTTCTTCTTTATAAATGGCTATTTTCCAGTTAGAACGCCCATGAATATCTCCTATTACTACTGTTTTCATAACCTAAATTTACTAACTTATTTTACCTTCACCAAAATTGATACCATGCTTTTTTTGGTTGTGGGATTGTTTTTGGTTGTAACTTAAACACACGATTGAAGAATAAATCAGCGTAACGTTGTATTTTATATTTTGATTTATTATCTAATGATGAAGTACTTATATTTACTTGAACTGACACTTCTATACCATCTACCATCATAGTAGTAGTTATAACGTAATACTCCTTACCTTTTATAGTTATTGTACGTGTCATTACACATAAATATACTATTAATTGGAAAGTGGTGCCTTTATTGTTGGGTGTGATTGATAATTTTCGATTTGAAAATCACTAATCTCAAATCCTTTTAAATTTGTATCTAATAAACCAACACCACATTCCTCACTTTCTGTTTTCCAAAATTCAGTATTGATTACTAAAGATGGTAATTTAAATGATTGTCTATTAATTTGTTCCTTTGCTTGTTCAATATGATTGGAGTATAAGTGTACGTCACCTAAATTACCAATCAATTCTTCAGGAATCATATTTACTTCCTTAGCTATAATTTCTAATAATAAGGCATATGAAGCAATATTGAAAGGTAATCCTAAAAATGTATCTACTGAGCGTTGATTCCACATTAAAGAAATTGCTCGTGTTGGTAATCCTTTTTCAATGGATATATTTTTTAGATCATTAGTAGTAACAGCTGTATCTGTTGTCCATTGAAGTTTTTCTTTAAGTTGATTTCGCAATTCGTAGAAATTTAATTCTCTCGTATAACATTGAAATCCATAATGGCAAGGCGGTAAAACCATTTGGTCTAATTCACCTACGTTCCAAGCACTAACCATTAATCTTCTACTATCAGGATTTGTTTTGAGGTCGTTGATTAGGTTTTGGATTTGATCTATAGGAGCCCACTCTGTTGGCCACATTCTCCATTGCCCACCATAAATTGGTCCTAAATTACCCCACTTCCTTGCAAACTTATCATCGGTTTTGATTTTGTTGATGAATTCTTCTTTGTTGGTAATGGCATAACCTGCAATTGTAGTATCGTCCATGAACTTCTCCAATACCTTTCTTTGATAATTCTTATAAGCATCGCCATCCCAAATATGACAATCATTATCAACAAGGAATTTAATATTAGTATCACCTCTTAAAAACCATAACAATTCAGTTACAATTGATTTCCAAGCCATTTTCTTAGTAGTTAATAATGGAAATCCCTCTTTCATATTATGGCGGATTTGCCAACCGAAAATAGACTTAGTACCTGTACCTGTTCTATCTGATTTATCTACTCCAAAACGAATGATATGTTCTAGTAGTTCTTTATATTGACGATCTATATTATTCATTATAACCTTTGAAATTAAATTAAAGTGGGGGTTTATCACCCCCTCTTAATTACTTAGCTGAAACTGAATCAGCTGGGATCTGAGCTACAGTTGAATCTGTTGCTGTTACAGCTGAATCTACTACAGCCACGCTGTCAGTGTTTACAGTTTCAACTGATGCATTACTTCCGCAAGCTACTAACATTGTTGCTACTGCGAATACGAACATTGCTTTTTTCATAATAACTATTTTTATTTGAATTAAATATACAACTATATTTTGCCCGAACCAAATTTTAAAGTATTGTTCTTGAACCTACCATTATAAAGTTTAATAATGGAGCGCCTTTAACAGTTGAGGCATTTAATTTATAGTCAATAGCAAACGCAAATCGTTTTGATATCTGATAAGTATAACCTGCACCCACTAATCCAGCTACATTATAATTAAATGTACTACCACTCTTATTATTATACGAATAAGGTGATGACATAAGAAATACTCCTGGGGATATGGTTGATTTATTATTTATTTTATATGGTTTAGTCCAGAATGCTGTTGCCGAAGACATAAATTGATAAGAATAACCATCACTTATTTTTAATTTAATATTAATAATTGATAAGTTATATCCTAATGTCCCAAATTTGGGATGTGGTTTGATGTAAGTATAACCACCGAATGTCATTGGTATTCCATTCATCCAAGCATAAGTGTATGAGTATGCTTTAATTGCTTTTAGTTCTCCATTTTTAATAATTAAGTCGCTTTTATTAGCTGATAATGCAAATGATTTTAGATCAGCAAATATCATACTACTAACACCCCAACTAGATTCGCCTGTAGCTGATGATTGAGATATGCCTAATGAAATTATGGGTACGAATTTACCACTTGGTGTTTGTGCTGTTGTTAAATCCGAATTTACCATTATAGGGTTCATTCGTAGTTGTTTCTTCTCCTCTTTTTTCTTCTCATCCTTTTTTTCTTCCTTTTTTTCCTCTTTCTTTTCTTCTTTAGATTCTGATTTTGATTCTTCTTTACTTTCAGATTTGCTTTCTTCACTTTTCGATTCGCTCTTGCTTTCTGATTTTGATTCGCTGCTTGAACTGCTGCTTTCGGTTTTGCTCTCTGAGCTTGAGCTCGATGAAGAGGAAGACCCAGAGGAGGATGATGATTGGGATGAAGAGGATGATGACTGAGAAGATGAAGATGGAGTAGAAGCTGATGCACTCGAAGCTGAAGCGGCTGATGAAGCGCTTGTACTGGCGCTTGAGGCTGCTGTTCCACTTGCTGCTGATGAAGCTGCACTCGCTGCTGCTGATGCTGCTTGAGAGGCTGCTTGTGATACTGTATTTGTTACTGTTTGTTGTACTGCTGTATTTGTAGGACATGGGGAGGAATTATATGAAGCATATACACTTTGTAACCATCGCTGTACAGTCCCATTTTGCACTTCTGCAGATGTAAATGTTTTGACTTGATTGTAGAAGGATACAGTTGCATTACCATTTATCATTGTTGTAATGGCTGTTTTAGTTTCACCAGTACATTTATCAATGAATGTTTGAGTAAAAATTTGGCCATTAGCCTTATTAGCTAACAACAACGTTACTAATAAAACTAATAGCCATCTCATTATTTAGTGAATACACCTTTTTTAACCATACGCTGTAATATACGAGCGCAGGCAATATCTAATGCTTTCTTAGTTGCAATAGATACAGTTGATTGGTTGAATTTAACAGGATCAATAGTTGCGTCTGATAATAATGTTAATTCGCGAGTTGTTTTAGCTTCTCCTAAACCAGAGGCAGCTATTATTTCTCCTGTTTCTGCATTTGTAAAACGTACTTGTAAGCCAAGACGAGTTACCATAGTATTTTTAACACCATCTTTTAAATTAACTTCCTCATCATCACTTACACTCCAGTCATATACCTCAATCTCTACAAAATAATGAGCTAATCTAATCTTACCTCTACCATCTAATTTATCTTGTGAAATTCCAGCTTGTGAGGCTTGGAATTGCTTTACCATTCTATTTTTAATTTCTGTTTTATCTTCTGTAAATGTAAAGCGGTTAAGATTTTCAAGATATTCAAGCGTGATGTTAGCAACGCCCAAGCCCACTTTCTTTTCTTTGAGTTCAGGATATTGCTCATAAAGATCATCTCCGATA